TCTAATGAGTTTTTCCATTCTGGATGATGCGAGCCCGAAAGGAATTGGCCCTCGTTCCGTGAATACACCGTGGTCTTCTGTTGCTGTAAGTCCGTCATAGGTAATGACATTTTTTTCTCCTTGATAAATTAACCCTTTGTGGTTAACCCATTCTACCCCATCCCATACCCTATCTTCAATAGTTATTTTTTCTATTGGGATTTCTCCGCGTTCGGTTAATATTAGCGTGCCCTCTGCGATACACGTCTTACCAACAAACCGTTCAACTGGGTCAGCTTTACTAATGGGTCGTTCATAAATTTTAGATGCAAATATAGAATACACATCCTCTGCATTAGCAAATTGTTTGGTTACGTCATCTTGTCCAGCTAACCACGCTAATACCCTAGCTTCAATTTGTGATGAGTCACAATTAATTATTACGTAGTCATCATCTGCAATAATAGAATTTTTAAGAGCTTTCTTTTTCTTATCACGACTAGGTAAGTTTTGAGCATTTATCGAATCCTGTCCAGACCATCTCCCAGTATGCGCGCCGTAGTATTTTAGCGGAATAGGTAAGCTACCTTTGTTACGTTTTCCAATACCTATGAACCTTTCTAATCGTGATTCTTCTATAGTAGACTTAGTACCAAGTCTAACTGCACATAACTGTTGGATAAATTGGTCATCACTTTCTGATAGTTCTATAAATCCTACGTCGTTTTTAGCAAGTGCTGGTATTAATTTACCCTTAGCATTTTCTTTCATGGGTATAACCGCGCCAGCTTCTTCTAACACTTTTGCAAACTTAGGGCTACTAGCTAATATTTTACGAACGTCTTCTTCTGATTCACATTCTAGTTTACTTTGTAACGCGCTTAACATTTCTTGTTTTTCTTTTTGTACTTCTTGTAGACGGTCAACTAACATCGCGTCATCTACTTTTAAAACAGGATGTATAAACATACGCAACGTCATATCTATTAGACTAAGTTCTGTATGCGGAAAAGTTTTCATAAATATTTTAAATAAACCATAGGTAAGTTCTACGTCATTCCTACAGTATTCTCCATATTGTGCTAAGTCTTTATCAGTAAATTCTTCTAGACGTCTGTCTTTAGCATCTATAACTTCAGTTCCTTTTACACCTATATTATATTTAATAGCTAATGACGCTAAAGATCCACCAACATCTATACCATGTAAAGCCCTAGCCATACTAAGTGTGTCTGCATATAATCCTGCATCTATACCTAATATCCAGCTAAGAATAGCCCCATCAAACATAGTGTTATGGCATACAAGAATAGAGTTAGCCCAATCATACTTAGCTAATTTTCTTTTTAACTGTTCTTCAGTCCCTGTGTGCCACTCAGTTATACCATCGTTTACTTTTACGCCTACTCCAATAATTTGAAATAGTTCTGATTTAATATATTCTTCTGTAGTTAATTTTTTAAGTGTATAGTTTTGTGCCCAATAAGTCTCAAAATCTATTGTAATTGTATTCATCTTTGATGCTCTATTTTTGTACCATTAAAATCTCTTTCTTCGTTGCAATCAATACATTGTTTTATTCTGTAGCTGTAGTAGACCGCCCAGTGTGTATGCTCGCAATTGTCTAAAATATTTCCGGTGCTATCTGCGCTAGTTGTTTCTGGATCTCTAAAAACACTTCTCGTATCTCCCATTGTGCCTCCTTAGCAGTTCGGTTTTTAATAACATCTCTCCACCCTTGAAAGTTTAAACATAGGTTTAACTGGGTAGTACATGATTGGGGTAGTATATATCGCGCATCTTCTTTCTTCATCCCTAAACGCATACCTTTTTTATATAGGTACTCTCCTCGTTTTAAATAGTCTGCCCACTCTTCTTCAAACTCTATACTTGTATTCTTTAGTGCTTTAGGTACTATGTGGTGTACGTCAGTCTTAGCAACATATCTTTGAGACTCTTGTAAAATACCTGCATGGGCTATACGCACTAACTGATGTGAACAGATTCTACTAATACTTTGTATATTAAACGTAGCGTATGCAAATCTTAGCGTCATCAAATGCCCTTTGTCTTTGCAATGAGTAGCTCTTTTAATATTACTTACTGTATCTGTCTTGGCATCATAACAAATACTAGCCATACGTCCAATGGTGTCAACGGGGTCTGCTGTGTGATCTAATAGTATTACTTTCATACCCACCCCATCAAGTTAGCAAACCACATACTATTAGTTACTATTAAACCTACAGCTAAAAATTTAATAGCTCGTCTTTGGGTTAAGGCTCTTGCGGCTACTAAGTTAACTAAGTATGCCATGTCTTCAAGCCCATGTGCATCGTCATTTTTATCTTCTACCGTAGCTTCTTCTTCCCATTCGTTTAGTTGTCTAATAAGATGTACGCACTCTTTAATTAATAAAGGCGTGGTGTAAGATAGATCATCTCGTAAGACTATATGTTTAGTGTTCATACTTTTACCTCTGGGTATCTTAGTTCTAATAATAACTGCAGTTCGTGTATAGCTTTCTCAATATCCTGCCTACCCTTACCTGTCGGTTTATCATGCCTAGTTACACGTTTAACAACACACCCCTCTAAAAATTTAAGGTCATTTGCTTCTATGTACTGCACAGGCTGTATCTTACAGTCTTTATAATGTGACCCCCCTACTTGTGAATCTAATGCACTTAGTTTAATTTGCTCATGTATATATTCATCCACGCTTTCACCCATTATCTTTAAGTTTTTCATCTCTTTTCTTAACAAGTCGCTATTAAATCTATCATAATAAGCCCAATACCGATCAAAACAGCGGTTAATAGCACAACAGTAACATGTAAACGGTTATCTTCTTTAGTTGTCATTTCTTCTCCTTCAATATGTTTATAATCTTCTCAGCATAGTAGTATCTCAACAAACTGTGATCTGCTTTATCGTATAGCTCTATTAACTCTTTAATTTGTTTCTTCACACTTTTCCTCCCTAACAATAATGGTTAAACTCTGTGGGCATCCACATCCACCCATAAAACCTATTTCTAATTCTTTTATAGGATACATATGTTCTGAACCTTCTACCTCTACATAAATTTCAGCAGGGAAAGTATGGCTTGCAACATTTCCATCAGCGGTCATTAAATCAGTTATATACTCAGTAAACTTATCAGAAAACTCTTTTAATGTTGGTTCTTTTTCAAATACCATCTCCACCCTCCATTATAACTTCTTTAATAACATCCGCATTAGCATTAAGATGCACAACTATTCGTTCATTTAGATAGCACCGAGCGTACAAACCATCTATCTTATCAAACTCAAATGGTGTTTTCTGTGGGTCATCTGCAAGCACGAAGTGATCGCCTTTTTTTAGTTCGTATAGTTTCATCTTATTCCCCTATCCCATGTTCCTTTTCTGCATATTTAATCCCATCAATAAAACCATCTTTATATATGTAATCACCTTCAAACTCTTGCACAGCCTTAAAAGCATCAATAGGCTCTCGTTTTGGTGGTGTAAAACTTATAGTTGGCTGTTTTAGTTCGGCCAATGCCGTTTCTAATGCTTCAATAAGTTTATCTTTATTCATCATCTGCTCCTAGTTTTATCAATGGTGTTATATTCAGAGCACATGTTGTATCAAATACATTCTTATCAGTTGTTACATGACCATAAGATATATTTACTTCATCACCATCAAAGTCTTCCCAGTCATACATCCAAGCAACAGGTTCTGGCTCAGGCTCTGCTAACAACGCTTCTATTTCATTAGCCAATTCTTCATCAAAATCAACATCGGTTTTTTCTAAACATCGTTTAAGTAATTCTATTTCTTTACTCATCTGGATACTCCCCATTAACACAAAAATAAACTAAGCTATCTAGTCGTTGGTCTTCTTCATAATCTTTATATATTAGTTTAGTTGCTTGTAAAGCTGATTGAGTAATAGACAGTTCTAAAAACAACTCTAGTATCCTAGTTTCATAGCGACTCATCGCCGCTTTTAATATTCTTACTTTTTTCATTGATCTCTCTCCGCTATATCACGACATTCTATACTGCACCATCGTCTACCATCAGGTACGGGTGCGTCACACTCATAGCAGAAGCCAGTTACATTTTCAAAAGGGTTAATATTAGCTAGTTTCCTAGCCTGTGTTATTTGTTTATCTAAGATCATTTGAGCTTGATCGTTAGCTTTATCAATATCGTCTGCCATTAAATTCCTACCACATATAAAATTAAATTAATCGTTAACCATAACATATAACCATAAAACCCAACCCAAATTATTTTTTCTATATTACTCATTGACTAAATCCTGTTATAAGGGCTTTTAACCCGATTACATTTTCTGCATTTACACATATACCTAATCCTCCCGTCATAGCTATTTTATCTAACTCACGCTGTTGTATAGCCGTTGGTTGTAAACCATCTGCCTTAGCTTCAATCCCTAAGAACCTACCATTAGGTAGGCAACACACAAAGTCAGGTATAGCAGATCTACCGTACCCATTACCCGAAGGCATGAAATAATACACGCCCAGTTCTTTTAATACTTTGTTTATTTCTTTTTTAACTGCACCTTCTTTAGTTGTTGCCATACCCATTCCTCTCTAAGAATTTTCTATATGCTATGTGATGTGGTTCAGGTTTATATTGCTTAAGCCAATTAAAAAATATATCTTGTCGTATAGGTTTAAGTGGTCTAAGGTCATCGTACCCTAACAGTTCTTTAATGTAGGGAAGCCACTCGTCAATCTCTGGCTTGTTCCAATAGGTACGCTTTCTATACTGTATAGGCGAAGGCTCAGGCATTTTAGCTCTAGGTGTACTGACAACTCTACCCATCATATATGATGTAATACCTATCATATTTTGTACTTGTTTCTTAGTGTACATACTGTTAAGAGTATCTTGACTAACTAATTCCCCTGCTCTTCTTTTCTTAGCGTACTCCCTTTGCCTAGTTTTTATGTCATCGTGCGTCATTTTCTCAGCACCTTTAGTGGCTTTGCCTGTCATACCTCTACTCATAGTCATATTCCAAAATGTTTTGTGAAAAGTCTTTTGCTCCTCCTATATCTTTAATAAAATACATCATGTCTGGGCTGATCATGTATGCCATATCATGGTCTACTACGCACTCACTATATTGTGTTTGTAACTCTTCTAATTTATATTTGTTATACCAAGCTATTGTTCCGTTTACTATAGCTATTAAACACATTACAAGTAATGTAAATTCATTTTTCATATTGTTTCCTCTTTTTTAAATGGTCTTCCACCAAAATCATATTTTTTTAATTTAGGTATAAAAGATTTTTTTGTTACATAAAAGTTAAGGCTAGTGGGCTCAATACAAACTATGTAGTCACTACCAAGACTCTTAACTTTTTTTTGTGCATCTTTAAATTCTTTAGATCGCATTTTGTTTTTTCATTATATATAGTTGGTGTACGTAAAAATTAATGTCGTGATCGTCAGCTAACAATCTAATAGCTGATAACTGTTCCTCTTCCTCATCTTCCCTGTAATCATTCCCTCGTCCATTTCCTCCAATCCCTATTCCATACCCATACCCATCTCCATCTCCTCTACCATACCCATTTTTATCATATCCATGCCCACATCCATACCCAGACCTTATACCTATACCCCCGTCTCCCCAGACATAACCACTTCCGCAACCATATCCACTTGAGTACATCATTTTATTATCTCGTTGATATACCGTTCATTTCCTGTACCATCAGGACTTTCTATTAAGTTTGGTCTATTTAGCATCATGGGCTTCTACCTTTTAATAGTTGTAGTTGGCATATATAAAAATTAATGTCTGGGTATCTGTTTGTTAAAAGCCTAGTACAGGCTGGGTCTTCGGGTACTGCCATAGCAGATAACTTGTTGGTAGGATGTGGGTCGCCCTTTCCATCTCCACTTCCATACCCATACCCATACCCCTCCCCAGAGTACCCATACCCATACCCATCTCCATTTCCATTCCCATCCACATACCCATACTCATTCCCATTCCCACGCCTTTTTCCATACCCGTTATTACATAACATAAGTGCAGTCAATAGTCATAATGACCGCATGGTCATAACACTCCACTACGCCAGCGTAGTCTAAGATAGTATCTTTAGTTGGGCCTTTAAGTGCAATCTCACCTAGTCCAGCAGTCGTACCCCATACTCTTATTACTGATGCATCTTCAATGCGTGTGATCTTATGTTCTTCAATTCTTACTACTTGACCGATTACTACCCAACCTGATTGAATTACTACGATTTGATGTTTCATTTTGTTTCCTTTTTGTTGTTTAAAATATGTGATTGACATATAAAAAAATTAACGTCTTCTATATCATCTGTTAAAAGTCTAATACATGATGGTTCTTCATCTTTAGTATTATTTAAATTTGGGCAACCCTTTCCATACCCGTGTACTTCTTCTTTACAACTTTGCCCTGACCCATTACCTTCATGTCCTGTATATCCATCTCCATATCCAGTAATCCATCCTTTTCCTTTACTGTACATCATGTTTCACCACGCAAATCCTTAAGTTCAGGACGGTTAAGACATAGACAATACCATGACGGCGACACTCTCCAGCCTATATTACTTAGTTCTGCACCGTTTTCATTAGTCCACATTCTATACATATCAAATATAGCTACATTGTCTTCTTTTGAATGTTTGTTATCTATAGCATTTATCATTACTATTTTACTTAATATATACTCTGGTAATAACGCGGTGCTAAATGACCTAGTAAGATGATCACCTACAAAAAGCGTGTGCATATCTTCTATTTTACTCATTGGTACTCGCCACATATCAGGTATTGTGTCGTGTGATATAGGAGACCAGTTAGTTACACTTTTATAATTACCCATCCAATACCTCCTGGCACATATGCGTTACTTGTATAAACTGACCTATAGACTATGCCAAAATCTTCTGCATATAGGCTATCTAGTCTAAATGGAGCCGTTTTATATTCAGCTCTATTTTTATCTGGATTAGCTATTTCCTCCATCATTAATTTAATTTTTACAACATCGGGTAAATCTTCTTTACTATTTATTTGTTTTAATGGTTGAGTAAACTCATATTTGTCAGTTTTATTTATCATTCCATAATATATTTTAGAATAACTACTAGATTCTATATTTCGGTTATATCCAATTACGTGTAATGGTGTAGAAGTAAATCTACTTATTTCTAATTTTTTATTATTACTTACAGCATCAGCAATATTCCATGATTCTACTATTTTAAGTAATTGTTCAGAGTTTATTTCATATGTAACTTTTTTATTAAAATAATGTTGTATCAAAGCATGAACTGTATCTACTCCGACTTCATAATTTGATTTATAAGAAGCTCCTTTTTGTTTATTTCCAATAGCTAGTGATATAACACACTCAAAATTTTCTATATCTTTTAATAAATTATTATCTATTGTTTCTCTTGATGGTACTACTCTATCTTTTTTTAATGTGCGTTTCATAGCACCGATATTTATGGATTTACGCACAGCTTTTTTACCATAATATGGGCACACCCATGTATATTCCTCATTGTTTGAATAATATAATTCAGCTACATGTACTCCATTATCATAAGAAAGGTGGTGTACTGTGCCTGTAGTTTTATAGACTGTCAAGTTATATTTTACCTTTAATAACATTATTAGATCATCTATACCTTTTTGTACTTCACTCATTGTCTGCATTGTTATTCTCCTAGTTAGTGTATTGAGCTACTATGTTACCGTTGCATGATACTGCTACTCCCCATTTGGTAGCTGGGTATCTAACTCCTACTTTATGTACTACTTCTTCCATAGCTATTGATTTATTAATAAATATTAAATCTTCTCTAAACACTTCAATTACCCTGTTTAATATTCTGTCTACATTTAAATTGTTATACCACCACCCACGCTCATTACTGCGAGCTACATGTGTCAAAGCCCCTTGATATCGATGTTCATATGCAATACATAAAGATAGCATCATGTCTATATTATTAGAGAAATTATCATTAACAATATCATTGTATGTGTCTTCTATATTGTGACTGCCAATATTTAATGCTTCTTTTATCTCCTCTAAAAAGTTATCTTTACCCATATTACTAATAATAAGTTTAGCTGATTCAAATCCTTCTCTATACTTATCAAATAATATTTTGCTAGCTGAACGTATTGTTTTATAAGTTTTTACCTCATAGTTACAGCTATGATGTATTGTGTTATCTTTAATATTAATACGTAAACCCTTAAAGATAGGATGCCAGTTATGAATACTCCATACTCTTTTGTGTAGTCCCTCATCATATTTTACTTCCCATCCACCTGTATATATAACCGCCCCACCTCTATTAACTTCTGTACTAACCCGTGTACTATTACTAAACCATCCTCTACTAAACATCTGACGTAACCCCTGACCTAGTCCACCATCAGCAGTAAACTCAAAGCTGTTGTCAGGGTAAACTATGCCTACTTCGTTGGGGGTTCTTTTATACTTCCAGTACCTATCAGCAATTAACCCATCTGTTGAGTTATCTTTAGTCCACATATTTTGTTCCTCTTTATTAGGCTCGCCAATACGTTCCTCTACACTATATGTAACTCCATAATATATGCGGTATACTCTTTCTCCATTAAGATCCTCTGGAATAAACATCTTGTGAACATGACTACGGCTCTCTATGGGGTAACGGTTTTTTATATCATTACGTATGCTAGTCCTATAAGCTGGTTCAACCTCAGTTACTCGTGTAAGTCTGTTATAGTCTAAGTAGCAATTTGCATATTCAGTTGGTATGTACATGATCTTATCCTTTATTTTGTAATTGAATTGTTTTGTTTAATTCTTGTAGTGCGTGTGCTTTACCTATCTGCCAGCTAAGAAACAAACCTTGAGTTATTATTACTATTACTGTTAACACTATAATTCTATTTAGTTTTGTTACTGTAGCTTCTTGTTTTGATATAGTTTCTAGCATTCTGTTGATCGCTAAGTCACGTTGGTTTACCATGTTATTCTCCTAGTCTTTGTTAATGAATACTTTCTTACCAGCTAGTGGCTCGAACGATTTGTTTTGTGTAACCATCCATAGTGTAGGTGTAGATATAGTCCAGTCTACTTTGTCTTCGACGTAGCCGTCGGTTAGTACTATTACTGCTTCTGCTTCTATTTTATTTTTTATTAGATAGTTATTAACACATGACACATGGGTACCACCACCTCCTAGCGGTTTCAGTAATGATGCTATGTTATTATATTCACTTGATTTAAAAATCTGCTCTCCATGCACTTGTGCATCCCACCATATTATTCGTACTTGTTCTGGGTTGACTGTGTCACATATAGCCGATACTTCTGATGCAAACTCAGTCAACTCTACACTACCAATACTACCTGACGTATCTATAGCTACTATTACTTCTCCTATTGTTTCGCTATATGTGGATGGTAAATACATGTCGTTAACTAAGTACCGCTTGTTCATCTTAGCCCATGTAAGCTCCTCTACTCCTTTGGTAGCATTAGATACAAACTCACGTAATGCCTCACGCCAATTAACTTTGGGTTCTAACAATTCATTAATACATCTCGGCACTTCTGCACCCATACGCCCAGCTAAGAGTCCACCCTCACGTAGAGCATTATCTATGGCTTGTGATAGTTGCTTTACTTGCTCATCAGATAACTCCTGACCTGCTTCAAAGTCATGTTCGTCTAAGCTATCATTGCCACCGTTACTACTACCCTGTTTTTCTTGCTCTTGTTTAAGATAGTCATACACCTCTCGCATTGACCAATTATTAAACCTCCTATCATATAGTCCACCATCGGGTAGCTTAACAAGATTACTATCATGACTTTGTATACCCATGATTATGCTGTTCACTACATAATCCGCGGCTTGATTTGCTAACTTAGCATTTTCTTTCCACATACCCACACCACGTTGCATGTGCTTAAGTGCTACGTGTAGATTCTCATGCAAAACTAGACCGCGTATTTGTGTATCCTCTGTGATACTTTCTAAGAAACTCTTACAGTATCTTTTATTCTTACCGTCTGTATAGGCTGTGAAGCTACCCTCCGTAACTTCACTATTACCCATTAACATTACCCCACTATATAACGCAGTGTGTGGGCTACGCATCAAAGCCACGTGGGCTTTCTTAATTCTGTTGGTTTGCTTTTGCATTATATTCTCCTAGAATAATTCGTGGTTCTTGGAGGCCCAGTCAGTTATTGACTTATTACGTGATGCTATTTTTACCATTCGTTGATTGCGTAGTGCCATTGTGAAGAATATGGCTTGTATTTCGCTTGATTTAATACGGTTGATGAACTGCATAAAGTCATCCAACTGATCTTGGTCTTCTATGTAATCGACCGCTTGGAACATCACCATAATTTGTGACGCTATGTCTTCGGGCACTTTTACTCCCGTTGGGTCTTGTAAGATATCCTTAAATGGTACTAATGATTTCTCTAATCTAAGAAACGCTGACATATCAGCCGATGCACTTGCACCGATAGTCCCAGCCAATGCGCACATCGTTGCGTTTTCACCTAGCTTGTCCATGTTACGGACGATTACGTCCGCCTTAGCTAATGAACGTGGTGAACAGAACGACAGGTTAGTCGAAGATGGTTTAAAAATGTAGGGGTTGTCGGCTTGGTTGCCATCTGTATAAGATGCCAGTGCCTTAGGGAACATGGACACCCACGCTCTAATTGCTCTACTTATGCCATTCTCTCCAGCCCACGCAAGCCACTCGTTGGGTGTTGGCTTAGCCATCTTGATGATACAAACTCTGTTGCCAGCATGTGCCAACATAGAGTCGCCTACTCCATCTGACGCGTTGTTAGATGTACCAAACACAATAGACCCAGCGGGTAATGGTCTATCGCCTACCATACGTTCCAGCATCATGCGAGTAAAAATAATCTTGAGCATATTTGGTGATTTCATAAACTCATCGAGTAATACTACTTTAGGCTTTGGTGAGTCTAATTTGAACAGCGATGCTACGTAATACTCTAATGTTTGTGTTTTGTGGTCTGGAATGACCATGCCGATGTCTGACATATCCTTAACGGGACAGTCAACATATATGTAATCGTATCCATCTCCCAAGTCCTCACGTATCATATTAAGTAAGGAAGTCTTACCGCACCCAGGCTCAGATTGGATAATGGGGGTTAACTCTACACCAATTGCTGGGATAAGAGTTCTTAATTCGTTGATAGTAACGGTGTTGATGTTGTTTACTGAAGCCATGATTGTTTTCCTCTCGGTTGATTTAAAAGTTCACGTCAACGTGAACCCATAATTTATGAGCTAGGTTATTTTCTAATTAATTTCCCAGCTCATGTATATATTATATCATACATTATAATATATGTCAAGTCTTTATTTACATTAGTTATTTACAGTTAGTGGTTGTTTATACTTCAAGGGTTTCTATTACCTCCCAGTCTTGGCCGTTTAAATGACTACTATACGCACTGAAACGCACCGAATTTTGTGAGTATGTCATCTACATCGTTCTTTACATCTTTCCGCAAGGAATCGGATGACCTAACAGATTCTGCAGTCACACCCGACAGCGTTATCTCCAACTGATTTACCGCATCGCGGATTATGGGATTATCACTTAGATTAAATTCTCTGTATAAGGTTACCAGTTCTTTGGTCTTCTCGATGGTGCTGTCGAATACTTTACCTCGCGATTCTTTGCCGTTGACTGTAGTGACTGTAAATGTGTTTGATATGGATGTTAACAACTTAACAAGCCGTTGAGCTTGTTCGTTCTGTAGTGACTGCATTATGTCTTGCGTCTGCTTGGTGTATGTGTCGTGCAAATCTCGAGCCAAGTCGTTGGCTATACTGCATCTAAAGTCATTGGACGGCACTTCACTTATAAACAGTCTTGCCTTGAACTTAGCTCTGATTACTTCTTTGTCTGGGTAGTCATCGCGGTTAAACATATCGCCTTGGCTGAATGCCATGTTACTAACTATTGAGTCGTAGTCGCTTATGAAATCATCTAATAAGGTATAGAAATTTGTTTCATGCGTTTGCCACTCCGCTTTGAACGTGGGTAGATAGACTGCTGGTAGAAGTGATTGTGATTTGTTCCAGCCGTACGTACGTTCGTTTATCCAGTTGTCTATAGTTTGTCTATAGTTGCTTATCGCTTTATGCTTTATATTATTAACTAAGAGATTCTTAGTGAATCTACCTGCGCCATCATCGGCTTTCTTTGACTTGGTGACTTCTTGTGAGATTTTTTTATCAGACTTGGTTGCGTTCCATATGGACACGTCTGCGTTTACTAATACTGCACTAGATGCTAAAGATATAATATGTTTTGGTTGGTTTAATGTAGTCATTATAGTTTTCCTTTCGGTTGGTTTAAAAGTTCACGTCAACGTGAACCCGTAATTTAATTGTTTATTAGCCCGTTAATAACTGAGCTAAATCATTTATTATGTGCCGTTTAGGCACAACGATTATTAACTTGTGGTCTCGGGTGTTGTAATACCTACCCGCTTTTTGCTTAGCTTCGCCTCGCGACGGTGCCCACACTTCGGCATGTTTGCCGTCGTAATAAGCTATGTACGGTTGTGTTTTCTCCATTACGTTTTCCTCTCGGTTGGTTTAAAAGTTCACGTCAACGTGAACCCATAATTTATGAGCTAGGTTATTTTCTAATTAATTTCCCAGCTCATGTATATATTATATCATACATTATAGTATATGTCAAGTCTTTATTTACATTAGTTATTTTTAATTGGTGGTCTGTGTTTTTAATTAGTGTTGGTGGTCTGTGTTTTTAATTAGTGTTGGTGGTTCGGTTTTTAATTAGTGTTGGTGGTTCGGTTTTTAATTAGTGTTGGTGGTTCGGTTTTTAATTTAGTACGCTTGGTCTGTGTTTTTAATTTAGTACGCTTGGTCTGTTTGATTCTGCACTGATGCCAGTCTCTTTAATATATCTTCTAACTCTGTGGGTATTTCAATAGCGGGGTCTACGGGGTATGTGTGGTTTTTAGTGTGTTGTATATCAAGTAGTCTACGAAGTCTTACACGTGGTTCTCTTTCTTGCAGTTGATGTTTGAATCGGTCTGTTAGTGTATTTATTTCTTTATAAACAGTTTGTTCTTTATGTAGTTGTGCTAGTTGTTGTGCTAGTTGTTGTGCTAGTTGTTGTTGAAGTTTTTTATCTGCATCCCTTTGGGTTTTGCTTGGTGCTAATACGTCCGATAGTATTAGTTTGTTTTGTTTATATCTTGTGTATCTAGTTAGTATTGTGGTGTAAGGGATTTCTAATTGAAGAGACCATGCTTTTAGATTTTGTGATACGCCGTTGTGATCTAATAATATCTCGTTAGTTGGCAGTTTTTTGTTTATGTATGCAGTCATAGGTAGTAAGTCCTGTAAAAGTAGTGAAAAGTTATAAAAAGTAGTGAAAAACGGGTCTTTTAAAGTATAGGTTTACATTATACTAATTTAGGGGTGTTTTGGCAATAGTATTGTAAAGTTAAGGGGTTTGTGTCAGTTTGACATTGACACAAGGTATATGTACAGCGTAGTAGGCTACTTATATGGGCTGAGCTCCAGTATGGTGTAAAGTAAAAGTGTAAACCGTGCCATAAATTGCAGTAAAGTGTGTCAGTATTTGTTTAGTAAAATTGACACAAAAAACAGATTTTTAAGCTAAGTTTTAAAAGTGGTGACGGAGTCTAAGTTGTTGTTATTATTAATATATTATATTATATAGTAGTAGTAGTAATGTAATGCAGTTTACCTCCGTGTTCCAATGTTCCAAGAAATCCCAAAATAGGGGGTACCCCCCTACCTCGTTTTTTTAGTAGACTTCATTTGCCGAGAATCTTACATCACGCAGAAACTTTGTTTTATTTTTACCCCCCTCCCCTATTTTGGCTTGGAACACTGACACAAAATAACTTTACTTAGCTCTGCAGACCGCGTCAGACGTGGCTTACAGCGTTTTTACAAGCAAAAAATGGACTGACACAAGCCTAACTTTACTTAGCTAAAAAAACTCTGTAGACCGCGTCAGACGTGGTTTGTAGACTTTTGTAAAGTAAACTCCGTGTTCCAAAAACGCTAACTTTACTAAACAAAATCTGACACAGTTTACATTTAAAAACAGGCAAACCCGCATTCCTTCTACGGGCTGACCTCGAATTGAAACTTTACAGAGCTAAGTAAAGTTAGACGGCTAAATAGCGTTTCACGTCGACGTGAAATCCTAAATATTGACATAAGAAAGTTTTGACTTTAAAAACAATACATGTTACTCTGTCTACCGACAGAGCAGGTACAAGGGATTTAACCAACTCGCACGCGGTTGACTAGCTCGACCATATATAACTGGCATCGTTTAAGACTCTCTTATAAACAACTCACACTCGCTCGCATATAGGACTGGTATCAAACCCCGCAGGGGTAAAAACGCGAGGCAAAAAAAAGCCCCCTTTCGGGGGCTTAGTTACTACTTAGTTTCTGCTAATTGCATTGCTTTCTCATATGCAATGCCAGCCTTGCGTACTGCATCCAGGTTTAACCTCACACCACGATTAACAAACTGTTTAGCTCTTGTGTAGTCACTTTCTACACGTTTTGCTACATATTCATCATAATTAAGGTTTACTCTAGGTGGTTTGTCTATACCCTCAGATTTTACACGCTTAGCGTACTTCACTAAGTCACCAAAGCGGTTAGAGCAATATGCTGATGTTTTATTGCGTATTTCTTTTAGAGCCTCATGCAATATAGGCTCAGAAGTTTTTAACGCCCCGAAGGCTTGTTGCGTATACATATACGCGTCTTCTACCTTTAACGTGCGTTCATGCCCACCATCGGTGATAATAACCGTAGGTGCTAGCCGTTCATTGTATCTAAGACGATAACCCTCAATAAGCAATGCTTTTGACTCATCAGGGCATGATTCAGGGAAACCCTGAATATTGTCTATGGCATACCTCGCCGAGTTTTCAATCAAGTCACCTGCTAGAGCCTGAGTATATGCCATGTCACGTAGTGACTTAAAAGAAGTAGAAACAGAAACAGTGTTATTTTTAGTAGTCATGATGTTTTCCTATAAAGTTTAAATTAAAATTAATGTACTTATCGCTAAGTACGGTGTAATTATCTATTAGATTACGTCTTAAGTCAAGTTATTAGGGCAAAATAGCGTTTCACGTCGACGTGAACCCTTAAACAAGCGACTAGCTCAACGACACTCGCGTAGTGGACTCGCTCGAAGATGTATAACTGGTATCAATTACCCCGAAGGGTAAAGCCACGTCCTTGTGGC